CCGGCATTGGACACCGTCAGGTACTCCTTAATGAACCGCTCGCGCTGGGCCTCGATGTCCGACTCCTTGAGCATACCTTGGAATTTGAGAATACCCCGGAGCGCGGCGCTCGTCTTTACCGCCTGCGCCAGCCCTTCATTTGTGGTGTGAATTGCAGACAGCGTGGCGTTGATAGGCCTATTCGGCTCACCCAGCAGATCGTTGTTATAGTAGTGCCGACGCAGGTGGATGACGTCACTGTAAGGCAGCACGACCGTGCCGCCCTCCGTGAAATAGAACTTCACATAGAGCGTCCCGGCGCTGTCCTCCAACAGCTCCGCCGACACACAGTTGACCGGGTATACGGCCACCAGACGCCCAGCCTCCCAGACAGGGTAGGCCCAGGCGTTGTTGTCCATCATCAACGTCGTGACCAGCTTGTACAGCAGGTCGTAGGCCGACATCCGCGGGTTAGGGCGGAGCGACAGCACCCGCTCGATGTCGCTGTTCTTGACGTGGATGACCTCGCCGTTGACCCGGCGGATGTGTTTGGCCTTCAGCTTGGCTGCGTTGCGGGCGATGGCATCCACCGCAGCCCGGACAACGTCGGCCTCATACGGCCGCTCCCCCCAAGTCGTGAAAATGGGCGTGTAGCCGGCCATGACTTTCACCTGAGTAAGCCCGGGGCGGCGGTCAAAGAAGCGCCCAAACAGCCGCTGCAACCAGTTGCGCTGCTCCACCGGGTCACCTCCTTAGATGAGCGCCTTGTAGTCCTCTAGCTTCCACTGGAGCACCGTGTAGGCAATGATAAGCGCCACCGCAGGGTCGATGCGCTGGCGCTTATTCTGGCCCTTCACGGGCCGGATGTTCTCATTCTTGTCCACCTCAACCGCCATATTTGTCAGCGCCCACTTGAGTAATGGGTTGTTGTTGTAGTTAATACGCTTGGCCGCTAGGTCGGCCCGTAGCACCTTCATGGGTGCACTAAGCGTCTTTGCCCCCATAATAACGGGTAGGAGATTCTCCTTCCTGGTGTAACCCAGCCGGGTCTCCATGTCCTCGACCCACGCCGGGCTATTCCATGAGTCATAGCCGACCCAATAGGTCGAAATGCCATATTCGTCGCGAAGTCGCGCAAACCAGTCTGTAACGTACCGATAATCAATCCGGTTACCGGGGCACGGCGTAATCAGACCCCGCTCGACCCAGCGGTCGTAGGGAACCTTGTCCTCCTTAGCCCGCTGCTCGATGGTGTCGCCGGGCATAAAACCCTGAACGAGCGCGTAGAGCTGACCGTCAGGACGCATGACCAAGATGGCCGCCGCCGTCAGGTCCGTAGTGGCCGAAAGGTCCACACCGCCGATGGCGTACGTGTCCCGAATCTCATCCATCGAAAACGTGGCCTCGTTATTGGCCTCCTCGAACGTCAACCATGTGCCCGACGTCGTCTCACGGATGTTGAAATCCTTTGTGAGCACCGTCGGCAAGAAATTAGGATCGTTCTTCGCCCGCTCGACGTTAGCCGCCAGATCTTCATAACTCTTGATGGTACCCAGACCGGGGTTCGCTTTCTCCCAAGCCCGGAAGTCGGTCCACTCGGAGCGATCGTCGAGCTCGTACAGGAACGCCAGGAACCGCTCGTCCTCGACCACACCGTCCAGCACCCGGCAAGCGTAGTCGTAAATATCATCGTAAATGCACTCCCGCACGAAGCCCGCCGTCGTGATCATCGCCAAGAGAGGCTCCGTCCGGGCCGTCATCGACTGCCGCATGACATCGTAGAGATTGCGATCCTTAATGGCGTGCAGTTCGTCGATGATCACACAATGTGAGTTAAGACCGTCAAGGCTATTACTTTCGGACGCCAGCGGTTCGAACTTCCCGAAGGCAACCGGGAAGTACAGGTCTGTCTTGCGCTTCTTGAGATGCTTCCGCAGGGCCGGCGACTGGCTGACCATGTTGACGGCTTCCGTGAACACAATCCGGGCCTGGTCGCGCTTGGAAGCCACACAATAAATCTCAGCTCCACCCTCACCGTCACCAATGAGCATGTACAGCGCTATTCCTGATAAAAGGGTACTATTATGTGTAACAGTCATCCGTTTTCCAGCTAAATAGAGGCCGTTTTCAGCTTCCACACAAATACATTTTGTTGGGACGCTTTCGACTTCCTTAATACTAACAATTGACTTGTTATTCATTCTGTCATGCAATTTGGGCTTTAAACGTTGCAGCTTCCTCTTTAGTTTAAAACAGGGATTTGTCTGGTCACAGAAGAACAAAACCGAATAAACTACCCCAGCATCTTTCCCATTACATCTTGCAATTTTCTCCCGTATAGTGTGCTTGATACCTAAACTCGATAATAGCTCGCTGAAGTCGTTTATTAAAGTTTTATCTTTTTGTACAAACTCACATTGCCCCGCCTTGCTAACATAGCCATCGGTATCCATTAGCCCCCGTAATAGTTCCATTCGTTGCTCGATAGATGCATGTAAATATATCTTCGGTATATGTTTATTATTTAAAACGTTCAGCTCTCTTAACTTATCTAATACATTATTGTGTGTCCCTATTTTATGTCCTAGTAGAATCGTAAATGCTGATGTTGATGAATATTTTTTTACGGCAACATCAATGCCGCAACCTCTAAGATTATTATACAGTTCCTCAACATCCTCTGCACTACACGTAATACGGTTGTCCTCACTGTATCCATCTCCAAGCCATACACCTAAAACATATGGATGAATCGGCAAGTCGGCCTCTGGGTATTCTATAGCCTGGTTCATTGGTACTCGATATTTATATTCAATGCCTTTACCATCTCTCCGTTTATGGGCAAAATCTTTTACCATTTCTTTGGTCGTAATATTAAAATAGCCATTACCATTACGATAATCTTGTCTAACCAGCTTTCGATTGCTTTTGGGTATATATTTTAGTGTCTTTCTGCTCTCTTTAGTTATTACTGTCCATATATGCTCTGCGTCAGCTATTATTTTTTCGCCATCCTCAAATTCAACTTCATAACATTTATGGCCAATAAAAACAGGAGAAGTATATATTACTTTTGTTGGTTTGCCATCGCTACCAAAAACATAATCTCCCGGCTGAATATCTTTCATATATTTCCATCCATTAGGCGTAGGTATGGGTGTATCTAACGCCAGTGCCTTGCCGTTCTTCCGACCGACCAGCAGGACAAACTCCCGGCACCGCCGCAGACCCGTCTCCTTGTGGACGAACCCGAAGACCGCTTGGAGCAATGCCTTCTGCCACAACTCCAGCTTGAGCGGTTGGCCAATCCACCGGCCCTTTGACTGCCGGCAGAACCGCTCGATGAACTCGATGGGCCGGATGGCCCGCTCGATGTCGAACACCCAGGGATCACGAGGGTGGTCCAGTTCGTCGATGAGTTTTGCATACTGCTGCTTCAGACGTTTGCAGGCTACGATCTCGCCGGCCTGAATCCTCTCCCAGTAGAGCCTGATGTAGTTTTCAGCCACACCTATCGCCTTCCCCGCTTGACGAAGGCCATGAGTTCATCTTCGGCCTGCTTACCCACGTCGGGGTCCGGTACCATGTCGAAGAGCTGCTTGCACACCGCAGCATAACGGTTAATCATCGTGTTGTAGACCTTGGTGGCCGGATGCTCCCGTAAAAAACGTTGAGAGCCCTGCTCAAAGACCTCGATGATGCCCTGCTGGTCAATGATGTGCCGTGCCTCTTCCAGGGTGACCTTCATGAATGCGGCCTCTTGGAGCAATCCTTCGGCAGCCTTCTGTTTATCTTTCGGCAAGTTCTTGAAAAGCCGACGAAGTTTCGTTATCTCTTTCTTGATTTGTTTTTGTTTTTCTTCCTCAGTATAAAGCCTCATATTTCCCACCTGTTTTTCCGGTCATTTTTCACCGGTTTTGTGTCCGAAAATATCCCCCCTCATGCGCGTTTTTGTTCCGGGGTATTCGGAGGTGCCCGCGCCGGTCCCTGGCCGGGGTGCCGCGTATCGCGACCGGGGGGGGCGTCAGCGCACCGCAATCAGATCGCCGTCAGCGGTGAAGCGGAGGCCTTCGGCGATAGGCACCTGCTCGTGGTGCTCCTGGTTGTGGCACTCCTGACAGAGGAGCTCCAGGTTCTCGAAGTTCAGCGTCACCGCCGGGTCGTGGATGTTCTCGGGCGTCAAGCGCACCTTGTGGTGCACAACCTTGCCGCCAGCCCCGCACCGCTCACATAGCCCGTGCCGGTAGGCGATGTACGCCGCCCGGGTGCGCTCCCAGGCTTTCGACTTGTAGAACCACCGTGCCCATGGTTTCATGGCGACCACTCCCGGCGCACCACAAGCCCCGACGCTCGTATCATCACGCCGGGGCCTCGGGCCTGTCGTTATCACGCGCCGTGCCCGATAAACTCTACTTCTCCAACGTCAGTGCAGGCTGTAGCTCTGCCATGCGCTGACGGATGATCTCGCAGTACTCCGGTTCGCGCTCGATGCCGATTGCATTTCGGCCTTCTTTAACTGCCGCCCACAAAGTTGTTCCCGATCCAGCAAACGGATCCAGAATCGTCCAGCCGGGCTCGGTAAGCCTCCGCACAACTTCGAGCATTAAGCCGGGCGGTTTGGGAGAGGGATGATCCACCTTCTCACTAGGGCGTATCACAACCCTGATCACATCCTGCATCGCTCTCCACTTAATGTTTTTTCCACCGACACTGACAGCGATCCAATTGCCGAACGAGATCGGCCCCCTCGTCATTCCGTTAGACAACCATCCAGCCATCGTCGTCCGGTAAGAGTCGCCTAGCAACTCAATCGCAGCCCGCATTGGCTCACCTGGACTAGTGATGATCACAAACACAGCGTCTTTCTTTGCAACGCGGAGAGCTTCATAATACCAATCTCTTGGAAAGTAACGATCCCACTTAGCTTTCCCTATCCCATACGGAGGATCTGTGATTACAGCGTCCACACTCTCTGCGGGCAGTTGCCGCATGACCTCCAGGCAATCCCCCTCGTACAGCGTCCATTCAGCCATGTGATCACCTCCGCAAAAATAGGTGATGATGCTCCGCATGGTTTCCCCTCCCAGGACGCGAAATGTAGAACCTCTTTTTCAGACAAAACAAAAACCCCGCCAAAGCTGGCAGGGTCGTAAAGACAAGTATTCTATGATATAGATTATCACGTTTTTGTCAAACTGTCAACTTCTTTCCAGCATCCTATATCTGTTTTGTAAATCCACTTTCTTTTTCTTCTTCCACCGCCGGCCGGACTTAGACGACCCACCTGGCCGGACCGTCCCCGGTACGTAGCTCCTCGAAACGTATGGCTTCCATGACGCCGATTGCAACGGACCGCTATAAACCAGATCTTCGTATTCTTCCGGTGTCGGCACGTCACCGTCCCAAACCTCTAACCCACATACCGCGCATTTCCACGCACCACTAAATCCGGCTATCGATTC